CAAAGTGCCACCCTTAAGAACCAAGCCCCCCCCGTCTACCTTAAAGAGTAATACTTAAAGAGTTACGTAATGTATTACTGTAAGTATTAGCCTTACAGTTAGCCTAAAGTGATTCTATCTAGTATAAGAGTGTTACTTAGTTAAACAACAACAACCAAGACATACCCCCTCTTACATGAGATATAGGTAGCAACTAAAAGGGGCAGCTTAAGAGTTATCTGATAAGCCTTAACCACTTACTACCTTATACACACTTAAATAACTTACCTGTGTTTAAGAGAGATTACTTCTCTAAACTCTAACAAAGGTAATATGACCCTAACCCATATTGCCCTAAGCTTTAATTTATAACAACTGCTATAGTTTTGTCCGCAATATTAGCGCCCGATGTCTTATCTGCAACTGAATTAACAATGCCTTAATTATTGACCTGTTAGCAGTAGAAAGAGCAGGCAAACTACTATTACTGTTATCTGTAGGAATATCATTCTGTTAACTCCCTAAATGATTTCGAGTAAATTACATTATCTACAGTAGCACTAGCTATGTCTGGGAAAGCCTTAAGTATCGTAGACCTTTTTGTGCCCACTGCGCGCAGCTTGCGTATAGCTAGTATAATATCCTCCTGGAGCCATGCTTTACGCTTAAGCTTGAATGTCTGGTGGTATTTTTTCTTATTGGCTGGTTTATTCATGCTTTGTGCCCCCCGTTAGGTAGTGCTTCAATTTCATTAAGATGTATTTCTACATCTACGGCATTTAAATGGCCTAGAACGTCTGAGGTAATAGGCGTAGAATAACAACAACGATTATCACGTATAACCGCTATTTCATAAGGGCGTATATCACTCCCATAACCACCCGTAATAACACTTGCGCCGTATCCATTAGGGAAATTTAAAGTCGCTTGTGTTCCTAAAGTTGTGGGTTTAAATACTAAACTATTAAATAATATCATGCTGTTAACCCCTCCAGGTGTTCTATAAGATCGCTTAGGTTACTGAAGGTATATCCTTTTAGATGGTATATGCCGTTAATACGTATCATGCTGCCACCTGCATATCATCAGTAATGAATAGGTCTACCTGGGCAAAGTTATCCAGGATGTAGTCACTAAGCTCATCACCTATAACACCTAGCCCTCTGTCCCATATGCCAGCACCATGTCCGTTACGTGTTAACCATAGGTCATGGCCGAGTTGGGCTAGTGTGTAGCTAGCTGGTAGTGATATTTTAGAGTCTAGGATATAAGCAACCATCCTTCTACAGTCAGCTAAAGCTTGCTGTTCCGTCTTAAGTGATATATCTAGAAGGTCATATAGTGAGTCTAATGGTTCTCCACTATCATCTACTTCAGCCCATAGAGCACATACTAAGTAATGGTGAGTAACTTCTAAGGTCGCGTTGTTTAGGTTATCTATTCTCATGCTATAAGCTCCAATTCAATAGAAGTACCTAAGGCATCGTTGAGTGATTCTTGCAGTTCTTCTATGGTGTCCGTAACTAGGTAATTAAGTACAGCTTCACCTTCTATGTAGGCAAGCATATTGGCGATAGCTTCGCTGTTTATGTCTGTATACATCTCACCAAAGTTATCCATTTCGTATTCTTTAACAATATTGATAGCTTCGAAGGCACCATCAAAATGCTCGTTAATCCACTGTTCGGCATTGTAATAGCCAATGATGTAATAATCCTCGTTGAAGCAGTGGTAGTGGATGTCATCTAGATTATCCTCAGTAATAACACCATCAGTAAGTCTATCTTGAATATGGTTAAGTAATTCTTGTTCTAAGTTTGTGTAATTCATAATGTAATGCCTTTTAAGTTAGTTAATCAGTTAGTTGTTTAGGATGTCTTATAAGTTAGTGATTAAACAAGCGTATACAAATCACCCTGTAGTATATCCTCCTGCGCTGCTTCTAATATTTCACCTAAGTGAGCATCTAAAGAGAATGCGCTGTCTGTTAATATTCTAGTGCTAGCTATAAACTTGCTCGCTTGTTCTTTAGTAGATACGGCATCCCTTTGTGCCACTAATGAGTTACCTTTAAAGAATACCTCACACTGGATGTATTCATTAAAACCCTCGCTATCTATTACTTCTATCTCGAAGATAGGCGCGCAGCCGCTATCCTCTAGTTCTGCTTGTAGTTGTTTAGTGTAGTTATTCATGGCGTGTAATCCTGTTTAGTTAATTAAGTTGTTATGCCTGCTTCAATCGCCGCGAACTCTTCATCAGTGTCAATGCTTGCTACTAATATTTCTTCCGACTCAGTTTCAACTGCATTCAAAATATCGGCTATGTCTGTTACTTGCGCGCCTGGTAATCGGTGAGTGTTAATAGTTACTTCACCGTTTTTGTAGTTTGCAAAATTGCTCATGTCGTCTAATCCTGTTTAGTTAATTAAGTTGTTTGCGTTGTTGCCGTCTATTAGTAATCAGAATTGATTAGATAGTGGTCATTGCCTAAATCAGTAATAAAGCCATCCTCTAAACCTTTATCTATTAACTCATCAGCATCAAGCTCAAAGTTAAACGCAGGCATTTGAGTACATATGTATTGCTTGCGCGTGACTATCTGTCCGTCATACACGTCTAAGTCTGGTGTGTCTTCCACTTCTATAGCTACAATCTTAAAACCTTTATAACCTTGATCTTTCAAGCTTTCACGTTCGCAATCAAGCTCATCTTTGCAATCCTGCTTTATATAGCTACCAAATATAACATCTAATTGACCGTCTAATTGTGCGTGTAGTTGATAGTATTTCATGGCGTGTAATCCTATGGGCTAGTGTGGGCACGCGCTGCGCCCCTTGTTTATGATGTAGTTACTATAGCTCAACACTAACGCATGTGTCAACCAATAACTTACAAATAATTGAAAATAAATGTAATTAATAATAACTTATCAATAAATCAATAACTTATAAGGTAATATAAATATGTCATCTAATGCCGTTTCTGTGGATTACAGTACGCCATGCTTCAATAAATTAGTCCCCAGGCATAAACAATTCGTGTTGCACTACGTAGAGCGATTCGATGCTAGAGAAGCAGCAAAGCCGCTTTACACTGCAAATACATATAAAGACAAAGCTAAAGAAGTACTAGAACGTGGTGATATACAGCTCGCAATTACTGAGATATTAGACCAGAAGCGGGCAGTCGTTGAACAGGCTAGAGAGGCAGTAATAGAACGGTTAGTAATACAAGCGACTGTCACACTGTTAGACCTAGCTATCTATGATGAGGATATAAAGAAGTATAGGCAAAGAAGTCCTAATGAGATTGAACCACGATTCTTAAGCTGTTTAGGTATGACTACGCCTACGCGCGAAGGACACGTCAGTTTTAATCAAGGTAGTGCAGATAACGCTAAGAAACTCCTCCAGCAGTACATGCTATGGGACAAGCAGGTTCGTGACGATCTACCCGCTATTACTTTCGACTTCTCAGGAGTTAAAGCAGTGGAGTATTCAAGATAACTTGCTGAATACTGCTTATTAATCCATAAAATTACACATAAATGCCCCGGGTAGATTATAAGCCATTGATATGTAAAGAAAATATTAAGACTACTAATCAATGGTTCCCGGGTTAATAATGGTGGAACAATTCTGTGGAACACCAGGGGTGCCCCTTTATATACCAGACAAGAAAGGAAAAAAGCTGGCATGGGTTCGCTGGATTCTCCTAAAGTTTCCACCTAGGGTTGCACTAAAAGAGTGCTTTTATTGACCTAAGGTTCACTATAGGTTCCATATATTTTCTGAATATATTTTTTAGCCTCAGGGTAAGACAATCTGGTGCCGAATGTATCCTTAATGACCCCCTTTAAAGCCCTCAGGAGCCTCTTATGACCTCTTTACGTCAAGACTATGCTGAGCTAACCGATAAGATAGTGTCCCTTACAGAGCATCTTAGTACCTTTAGAGACACCCAGTGTCCTCACAAGTTAACACTATCTAACGATAAGTGGTTACTAGCTGAGCAGTTACCCGTAATGAAACACTATGCGATTATCCTTGAGAAACGGCTGGCGCTAATTGACCTAACAGATAACCTTGAGACATAAATAGTATGGCTGCACCTAAGACTAACGTAGTCAGCTACTTACCCTCCAATACTGCCAAAGAGTTTCATAACTCTAATGCTGATGTAAGAGGAGTAATGGGCTGCGTAGGTAGCGGTAAATCCACCATGATGATTCTTGAATTGTTAATGATGGCTATGCTGCAGAAACCCGATAAACATAATAAACGGAGTTCCAAGTGGGTAATAGTACGTGAGACTTACCCTCAGTTACGTAATACAGTATTTGAGTCATTCAAGCTATGGCTTAAGCATAACGATAAGACAGTAAGATACACCGAGAGTGCGCCTATGCGTATTAGGTGGACTGACAAGCTAGTAGATGGTACTGAGATGAACTGTGAGTTTATCTTTATGGCTGTCTCTAAGCCACAGGATTATGAGAACTTAAAGTCTCTAGAGTTAACAGGTGCCTTTATCAATGAGTGTGGCGCTATGGACTATGAAGTAGTTTCTACAGTTCTCTCTAGGTTAGGAAGGTATCCAGCACCAGTAGATGCGGTAGACCCTTCTAGCCCTATCACTAGAGTATCGCTACTACTGGATACCAACCCACCTGATGAAGAAGGTTGGTTTGCTAAGAAGTTAGCAAGTCCTCCTCAGCATTGGCAGATGTGGAAACAACCCGCAGCCCTACTTGTAGATAAAAAGTCTGATAGTGGTTACAAGCTCAATCCTAAAGGTGAGAACTTTGATTACATAGGAGTAGGCGCTCAGCGTTACTACCTAGACAAAGTAGATGCCATGACACCTGAGCAAATCAAGGTGTTGTTTATGGGTGAATTTGGTGTCACCTCACATGGTAAGGCTATCTACCGTAGACAATGGGATGATGACTACCACAGAGCTAAAGCTGGCCTTAAGCCAATTAAAGGTATGCCTATCCTACTTGGCTGGGATTGGGGTAAAGGTGGTGAATCTTGCATAGTAGGACAGCAGTTGCCCTCAGGACAGCTTAGGATTCTCCAGGAGATAGTAGCCGATAATATAGGGCTTGAGGACTTCGCTAGAAACCTAGTGTTGCCTAGATTGCGTAAGGATTACCCTAAAGATGAATTTAAGATTGAATCAGTAGGCGACCCTGCAGGTTTAGCATCTCATGGCTTATCTAGAAATAACCTTAACTACTTTGATGTATTAAATAACTCACGTTATGGGGTATTCAAGGATTGGTTCCAGACTGTACCCGCTAAGTCTAACCATATAGAACTAAGGCTTAACGCAGTGAGACACTTTCTGACTACTAAGACACCTACAGGTGGCTCTATGTTCCAGTTAGATCGTTCCTGTACAAGTCTACGGAGTGGTTTTAATGCTGGTTACTGTTACCGCAGACAGCAAGTATCTGGTGAAGCTAGATATAAAGATTCTCCTGATAAGAACCAGTACTCACACCCGCATGATGGACTTCAATATATCTGTCTACATGCACATCCTAATCTACAAGCCCTTCAGAAGCATACTGCTTTCGTAACAAGGGAGACTGTAGATAAACTGATAAATTATTGATAGACACCCAAGCCTATGGAAAAGAACAAACAGCAGCATGAGTATGATATAGAAATGGCTAATGATAGTGACTTTGATGAGTCTGACCTATCTGATGCTGCCAAGGCCATGAGGTCACAATATAGGTTCTCAGCAGGCTTAGAAGCTGAGAGGCAGAAAGCGGTACAAGACCGAAGGACTGCAGGTATTGATGACCGTCTAGTTGAAGCCTCTAGGCTCTACATGGGTAAGAGAGATTCTGAAGGCGGTGACTCGCTAGTGACAGGCGTAACCATGCCGAAGGTAGGCTCTAAGGTCTACCATAACATCACTAGGCAGATTACCAATGACGGTGCTGCACAGTTAGGAGACTTACTGTTTCCTTCTGATGATAAGAATTATGGTTTACGCCATGCAGAGATAGTCCCTCCACCTATAGCACTAGAGAATGAACCAGCAGTTGATTCTAAAGGGGAACCTTTGGTGGATGCTGGAGGTACTCAGCTAACTAATAAGGAAGCACATTATAGGCGTATAGCTAGAGCAGAGAAGAAAACTAAGCGGATGTTTAGTAAGATTGATAACTCTCTGATAGCTAGTAAGTATCCCGCCAAGGCTCGTAAATGTATTTTCAACGCAGCTCACTATGGTACAGGTATCCTTAAAGGTGTCGTGCCTAATCAAGTAAGTAATGGGCGGTGGTCTAAAAAGAAAGCTGGTGAGTGGGGCATACGTAAGACAGACAAGATGGAGGCTGATACAACCTTAGTATCTCCTTTTGATTTTTACCCTGATATGTCTGCCTCCTCTATAGATGAAGCTGCCTATGTTTGGGAGCGTTCCTATCTACGCCCAGAACAACTATACGATGCCTCACAGAAGCAAAGATTTGATAGACGTATAGTTAACCAACTATTAACTGCAGGTGCAGTACCGTATGCTTCAGTAGGTGATGAAGCCCGTACAGAAGCCAATGAGTCTACAGGTATCAATCCCTTAGCTGATGGTAGATATGAAGTATGGGAGAGACATGGAGTAGTTAGTCGTGAAGACCTGGAAGCTTATGGAGTTGAAGTAAAAGGCAACAAGCGTTTCCATACGGCTGTAGTCTTCATGTGTAACGGTAAAGTACTCAAGATAGCCTCTTCGCCTTATGAGCGAGATGATACCTCTTTATACTCAGTGTTTTGTTGGGATGAAGACCCTTTAGGTATCTTTGGGCTAGGCATACCGCAACTCATGGCAGACCCTCAAAGAGAGTACGCAGCCGTATGGCGAATGGTGATTGATAATGGTGGTCTTGCCTCACAGCCCCAGGTTGTTATTGATAAGACTAAGATTACACCTGCAGATGGTTCTAATGATTATACCCTAACAGGCGGTAAGATTTGGAACCGTACAGGTGACACTTACTCCAATGAGAATGCAAACTTTAAGCCTTTTGAGTTATTCCCTATAACCTTAGATATACAGTATCTTTTTACTGTGATGGACAGGGCTACTCAGGATGCTTATGAGCTTACAGGCGTAACTAAGGTACAGAAGACCAATGCTTCCTTAGATAACTCACCAGTGACTCTAGGTGCTACTAACATACAACAGAATAACTCTACAGTTAGCCGAAGGGCTTTAGCTAGACGTTATGATGACTGTATTACAGCTACGCTTATCCAGCGATACTATGATTTCTATATGCAGTTTGAAGACGATATAGATATTAAGGCTGCTATGGTAGTAGAGCCTAGAGGTGCCACTGTGCTTCTCGCTAAGGAACTCCAAGCCAACAACCTTATGCAGTTCTTCAATATTACCCAAGGTGGTCAGCTAGAAGGTATTAAGCTGTTACCACTACTCAGGTCTATCGCTAACGTGATGCAGTTCCCTGAAGGTAAGTTCATTGAAACTGATGTTGAGATGGAGAAGCGTGTAGAAGAGGCTGCGAGTCAAGAGGCTCCTGTAGACCCTATGATTGAGTTAGAGGGTCGTAAAGTAGAAGTAATGGAAGCTGAAGTAGAGATTAATCAAGGCAAGCTAACTTTAGCAGCCGATAAAGCCACTGCAGAGTTCCAGCTTAAGAAGCAACAACAGCAATTTGAGCAAGACTTTGAAGTAGTCCAGCTAGATCGTGATGACATGAAGTTTATGGCTAATCGTGAGGACAGCATGAAGAAGATTGATGTTGATTTCCAAATCAAGCAAAGCTCTGAGAAGACTAAGCGAGATGTAGCAGCAGTTAAGATTAATGCAGATCGTGTTAAGGATAAGAATGGTATCTCTCTAGCAGAACGTGAGATAGCTACTAAAGAACGTAGCCAAGCCTCTACTGAAGCTGAGCTTAACTACAAGATGACTACAGGTGACTCAGGTATATAACGATGCTCAGAGATGCTAATAAGTATTTTGATTTTGTAAGTCATCTTGAGCTTGAAATAGACAGCCTTACAGAAGCAATTTGTTGCCCAAAAACTCCGCTAGAAACTACTCACACTTTGAGAGTTCGGAGAGAGGCATTGAAGCAAGTAAAACAGCTAGCTACAGGTGACACTAAAAGCCTGAGCTAGCAGTACTCCATTAGGACTACCTTTTTTCACACCTAACTAAATACCCTTGAATCCTAAGTAGGGGAGTTGGCTGTGTCTATTCTTTATGAGGAAACCGTATGAATACTAGTAATGAATCAGCTCAATTAGGCTCAGATTATGATGCAGAGTGGGGACAAGAAGATGCTTCTCCTAACACTAGCATTGACAGCCAAGAGACTTCTGAAGCAGTTACCGCACCTGTAGATGAAGCTCAAGTAAAACAAGAGAACGTACCTCAGAACACTGAAGGTAACCCTGCTGCGGAGCAAGGTGCCGATGAAGATGTTTGGGCTGCGGCTACTCCTGAGTTGCTTGAAGCTAAAAGAAAGCTTGAGAATGATTTAAAGGCATCTAAGGGCAGAGCCTCTGCCTCCCAGCGAGAGCAGGCGAGGTTACAGGTAGAGTTTGAAGCTACATTAGCTGAAAACAACCGTCTTACTGAAGCTGCTAGAGAGCCTACTAGGTTTGAACAAGAGCATCCTGAATACGCAGAAGATATTGCACAGCTAATTTCACAGAAGTTACCTCAGCAAGCTGCTACTAATTCGGATGGTGACGATGTAGTTGTCAATCAAATATTGCAAGCCCATCCTGACGCTGGAACCTTTTGGGGTAATAGCGATTTTGAGGGCTGGCTAACTACTCAACCGAGCTACGTACAAACGGCTGCGGTTTCCTCACAAGCTCAGGAAGTAATTGACGTTCTGAGTAGCTACAAAGTCGCTAGTAATAGCGCATCACAAGAAAACCCTAATGACACAGCTTTAGAAAACTTTGCCTCACCTCAAGGCAACAGCTCTAAGCCCGACTTAAGGACTACTGGTGATTTATCTCCTGCCGAGCGATATAACGCAGAGTGGGATACTGATGATTAATTCAAGGAATAAGTAACATGGCTTTAGAAAATAAATTTGGTGATATTGACGGTTCGGTAGCCGCTAAACTTGAGAAGCAAGCATTGAAACACGCACAGTCTGTGCAAGTGTTATCTTTAGGTGCTAAGAAGTTTTCCCTACCCATGAATGGTACAGATACTATTCGTATGCGTAGAGTCCAGCCTTACGCCTCAGCAACTACTCCATTAAGCGAAGGTGTCCCGCCTAGTGCTACGTCTATCCGTTATGACGTAGTAGACATTCCATTACTTCAGTACGGTGGCTTTACACCAACTACTGATGTACTTGTAGACTTACATACTACTCCTGTATTGGGCGATATTAATGTCCAAAATAGTGAGCAAGCTGCTAAGACTATGGAAGCTCTAATGTGGGGCAAGCTACGCGCTTCAACTAATGTTCAATACGCTAATGGCGTAGCTGGCCTTTCTAGCGTAGTAGCACCTCTAGCAAAGAGTGAGCAAGAGAAAGCGGTACGTACTCTACAGCGTAACAAAGCTAAGAAGTACACCTCTATTGTTTCAGGTGGCGTAAAGATTTCTACTACTCCTATTGAAGCTGCTTATATTGCATTCGTACATACTGATTCAGAGCAAGCCATTCGCGCTATGACTGATTTTGTACCAGTAGCTAAGTACGGTTCAATGTCTACTATCTCTGAGCATGAGTTCGGTGCTGTAGATAATGTCCGTTACATAAGCTCTCCTGATTTAGATGCACAAGCTAATGCTGGTGGTACTAAAGGAAGCAACATTGGTACTAGTGCTACTGATGTATATACCGCTTTGTACTGTGGTATGGATGCTTACGGTAGTTTGAACCTTGCAGGTAAAGGCTCATTCACTCCTGTAGTTCGCTCTGTAGGTAAGCCAACTGATACTGACCCTCTAGGTCAAATTGGTTCTGTAGGTTGGAAAATCTATTGTGGTGAATCTATCTTAAACTCTGATTGGATTGTAGCTGTTAAACACGCTGTAGTTGACTAGATTTAAGTAAGACTAAAGTAGGGCTGCCTTAGGGTGGCTCTACTTCTTTTATTTTAGAGGAAAGGTTATGACAGAAGAAACTAATAAGAAAACAACAACAGTAAAAACAAAAGCTCCAAAGTATAACGCTAATACTATTTATGATGCCTCTGCTAGTGAAATACGTGACTTTGCCGTAAAAGAAGCAGGATTAGATTTTGATGAAGGTGTGTCAAGGGCATACATGCTAGAGATGCTCTGTGAGGAGTTAGCATGGCAACCAAAAGATTTATCAGAAGACGCAACTCACGCTTTAATTCGTATTGCTAAGTCTCCTGAGCAGGGTGGACACCTATCATTCAGAGGTGGCTTCAATGGCACCATGTTCACCATACAAAGAGAGCAAGAAGTAGAAATCCCAATAGGTTTCTACAATGTTATCCAAGAAGTTAACTCGTTAGGTTTCACTATTTCCCCAATGGTTAAAGGAGAGGCTAAAGAGGCTTCACCTGTAGAGAATCGTATTCAAAATACCTTATATCCAGTTCAAGTATTAAGGTTCATAAACAAAGGTAAGTAACAACTATGGATTTCCTTCAGATTACTAATGCGTTCCTAGATGAGTCAGGCTTAAGTGACCCTTTATCGTCTATAGATGAACTCTCTGCTACAGATGAAACCATAAAGGCTGTTCGATGGGTGCGAGAGGCATGGTTGGAGATACAGCGTAGCCGCTTATGGTCATTTAGGTGGTCTGAAGGCTTCATAGACACCAATTTAGACCGAGCTGAGTATGCCTTAGCTGATGTAGGGCTAGCTTTAGACACAGTGATACTAGAGGACACCGTTAAGATTAAAGACTCTTACGGTGCCTACATTCCTCTCACCTGGACTGCATATAAAACAGTAAGGATGAACCATAGAGAGAGTCCCTCATCAGGTGTTCCTTCTCAGATAGCACAGAAGCCTAACGGTGGTTTAATCCTCTACCCAACACCAGATGCAATCTATGAGCTTGTCTTTGATATGTACCTAGCACCTACACCTCTAGTGCTGTCCTCAGATGTACCAGCCCTGCCTACTGCTTATCAATACGCAATCGTATGGAAAGCCTTAGAAAACTATTCGCGTGATGAAGGGAATGAATGGAAGGGGTTATATCAATCTTCTATACGAAACTATAACGCTGTTTACTCTCAAATGTTATCCCTCTTTTTACCTAAAGTAGAGAGAGGCGGAACCTTACTTACATAGGTAATAATATGACTTCAAAATTTACACCTTTAAAGGGTGGTTTAGACTTGGTAACACCACCTATAGATGTAGATGCAGGAGCGATTTCTTACGGCCTTAATTATTATGAAGCTACCAAGGGCGGTTACAGAACTGTAGATGGGTATGAGAGATATGATGGCAGACCTTCTCCTTCTGGTGTCATATATCACGTAGTAGAAATAACCCAATGGGATTTACGTGTTACAGCAGTTCCTTTAACAGTAGGTGGCACTATAAGCGTAGGTTCTGCTGCCTATGAGATTTACTATTTAGACCTAGATGTAACTGGCACTGTAATGTCTGTAGTTTGTGCGGAGCCTACTGGGATACCACCTACTGATTTAGAAGATAACCCACTCCCTTTTGATACCAACTGTTTAATTGTAAAAGCCATAGTTAGGGCAGCAGATACCGTTGAGAAAGATGCAGAGTACATTGACATAGCTACTGAGATTCTTAGAGCACGTATTCTAGAAGTCCCAGGCTCAGGCAATATCTTAGGTGTATCACAGTTACTAGATAATCGCTTTGCATGGCGTAGTGATGGTGCAGGTGCGCTTAAGACGTTCCTAGCGTCACCTATTGGTTGGCAGGAAGTTGAATACTCCAAGATCGTGAGTATGTCCACAACGAATGTCCCTGCAATTGGCGACAGTATCAATAGTGGGGCTTACACAGTTACAGGTGTATTCCAATACCTAGATGATGCAGGCGTGAAAGATGTAAGTAAGAACTGCTTACTCCTAAAAGGTGCAGGTACGCCTACAGTAAGCCTTGTGTTGACCAATAGCACTAAAGGGGAAACAGCAGGGACTATCTTAGAGGTGATTGCATACACTCCTCAAGATGGCGGGAAGGTTCGTGCCATAAACCATAACTTCTATGGCGGGGTTGCTACCTACAATATGTATTTCTGTGATGGTGTAAATCCAGCAGCAGAGTACTCTTCAGAGTTCGCTGTAATTAATCCCATCTGTTCTAACTATAGACTACCAACTACTGACACCATAAGCCATATAGTCGCGCATACCTCTGTGCTCTTTATGTCAACTGGCGGTGGCACGTTCCTAACCACAGTAGTAGGAGAGCCTCTAGTAATAGATGGTTTTCTAGGTTCTCAAGAGATAGGAGTAGGTGACACCATAACTGGCTTCCATAAAGCCAACGCAGACCTTCTTTTAATCTTCACTAGACGCACCACATTGAAACTAACAGGCCGTATCCCTGCTGATTGGCAGTTGATACCTGTAAGTGTTTCATCAGGTGCTTTTGAAGATTGCATAGTAGCTTTGGATGATGCTTTCTCTCTAGACGATAGAGGGATTAATAGTCTAAGCCGTACACAGAAACTAGGTGGTATGAATGCGGGTACTGTTTCAGAAAATGTAAGGGATTTAGTAGACGATTTAAAGACAGATGTAACGTGCGCTATCCCTTTCAGAAAGCTTAATCAAGCTAGATTCTATGCAGGCAAGCGTTTTCTCTTTATGTCACGCATACCTTTCTTTACCCAAAGTGGTGAAGGGACTCGATATAGCTTTGCTGAAGGTGAGATGGGACATACAGTGTTAGTAGCAAGTTCTGAAGAGGACAGTGTTGGTACTGAGTGTTTCATGTTTGGTTCAGATGATGGTTTCGTTTATCAGATGGATAGAGGTACAAGTTTTGATGGTTTGAAAAAGAGCACCATCTTACATTTACACTTCAACCATTTTGGTAGCCCACACGTTAAAAAGCGTCTTAGAGCGATAGATATAGAGTCTACGGTGGTAGGGCAAGTCCCTCTCCAGATGTCTTATGCCTTGAATGAAGGGCAGCAGCAGTTCTCTACTAAAGATTTCTTTTTAGTGGGTGGTAAGAACGGTTGGGACTCCTCTACTTTTGACCTATCTCAATTCGACACCACTCCAATTTATAAGAAGAGAGTAAGACTTAAAGGTACTGGTTCAAATATCCAAGTGCAACTTTACCACTCTTCTAAAACTCACCTTCCTTTTACCTTCACAGGTATAACTTTTAATTATGACCTCAGAGGTCTAAGGGTAAATTAATGGCTTCAATTTTTAGCTTTACAAAGAGAGTCCTTCCCAGGCAGATTATTAAGTCAGAAGATTTTAACTCTCTAGTCTCTGGAACTACAGAGGCTTTCAGTCGCTTAGGAGTAGCTGCACCTGATGGGGAAACAGGTGTAGATTCTACCTTCTATGTTAAACCACCTACAGCAAACAATCATGCAGTCACTAAGAAGTATCTAGAGGACAATGCCCCTCTTATCCTAGCTCCACAGGTTGCTGCTGTAGATGAAGATGTAGCTCTAGTTGCTACTTCTTTGGCTACTATAGTGGTCGCTGAGGATAACGTAGAGGCTCTAGCAGCTCAGGTTGCTACCGATAGGACTACGGTAGGTTCTAACACCTCACAGGTAGCTACAGATGCAGCTCAGGTTGCTACAGATAAAACGGCGGTTGCTTCAGATAAAACGGCGGTTGCTGCAGATGCAGCTCAGGTTGCTACAGATAAAACGGCGGTTGCTGCAGATGCAGCTCAGGTTGCTACAGATAAAACAGCAGTTGCCTCTAATACCTCACAGGTAGCTACAGATAAAACAGCAGTTGCCTCTAATACCTCACAGGTAGCTACAGATGCAGCTCAGGTTGCTCTAGATAAAACTGCGGTTGCTACAGATGCAGCTCAGGTTGCTACAGATGCAGCTCAGGTTGCTACAGATGCTACAGCAGCAGCAGCTAGCGTTAGTAGTTCACTACCCTTAGCTGGCGGAGTATTAACTGGAGCAGTGACAACCACAAGTACCTTTGATGGTAGAGATGTTGCTACTGATGGCACGAAGCTAGATACGGTAGCTACAGATGCTACAGCTA